CCCCAAACAATCAGCGGGAATCTCAAGTGGGAGCCCATCCCCACCTGAGCTTCGTCCCACGCGAATCTCTTCTCTGCGCAACCTTGCCAAAGGCAGGGTTTACCTCGCGCGGTCGAAGAGCGGAATAGCACCATCTATTATATAGATAAGACTCCCTTTCAGGGACAAGAGCACGCAGATCCTTACGGAACCGCTTCTCTTGTCCGGGAGTTTTTTCCTCATCTATATAGTCGACAGACACGATAGGCATACGAACTTCATGACGCTGCAGATCCTTGTTCATACGTGAACGCAGATGTGCGTTGTATGGCATTCCATCAACCAATATTCTGTCATTATAACAGGGATTATCAGTATAACAGAACGTCATGCCTAACCGCCTACCAACATCGATAAGATGTCTACGTAGGCGACTCAGTCCATGGTCGCGGGCTCTGTTGATCAAATCAACAAAGCCAACCTGACGACTAGATGGGCCCCCTCGCCACTCGGCACGAGGCCGATAAAGCAAGGGCGTCACGTCGTGCCCGAGCCATGCGAAAATTCCGCATGATTCTCGGAACCCGCACGATCCCAAGAAGGATTTTCGGTGATTAACCTCAAATCCGAGGGACTCTAGCGTGACGATCACTCGATCACTAATTTTGTGGTCAATGATCAAGTCGTCGCCGTAAACTGCAGGTGAATACAATCTGCCGGGAGGGACGAGGGCGAGATGATCGCGCAAGAAATTCTTGCACGCTCTATCTACATCCATCGTGCTAACGACAGACGTATCTCCTTGCTGCTCCTTAAGCCACTTAGTGGACACGAGGAGTATTACCCCGAAGAAGATAAGGCACTGTACTGGGAAGCACAATGCCGAACCCATTGGGGCAAACTTTACTAATGTATGAGAGGAGCCATCCGGTAATTTAACCGAGCTGGTTCTCGTACATAGTAGCTCTCTCCAAATCCGTCTCGGGAACACCTGCCTAACAAGGTCAGTGTGTACGAGATCAGACGCGGAGGAGAGGTCTAATGTGTCTAACGAACCATGCATCGATCCATAGAGGGACAGATCTTGATTAAAGGTCTGATCTTTAAGATCAATGATATGCCCCCAGCGATAATGAAGAAATTCTTCGAAATCCGCAAGGAGCATCTGCTGGAAAAACATAGCAGGGTTCGTTTGAATACACATAGACCTACTCGTTTTAAGGTTTTTTGGTACAAACCTCAAACGGTCCTCTAGTTTTTCTGTGGTTAAGCTATAGGACGGTAGATGCTCAGGTCTAACACGAGCATCTAACGAGTGTACCATCCTCGCTAGCTTAGGTGTAAGGACGAAGGAGGAACTCTTCTCCCTAACTCCTTTGTAACGCTCAGACACCTGACCTGGTCCGTACCGCCCAATATTATTGGTTAGTACAAGACCTTGTAAGATGTAGTGCATTACAGTCTTAAGCTCGCCTAATGGTGGCAAACTTAATGTAGCAAGCTTCCTCTCATTTTCAATCCACCCGCGAAAGGCGGTGGTATGAAAACTCTCATCGTAGTAGTCTACCTTCTTAAGAAATAGAAGGAAGGTACCGATATAGGTGAGAAGATGAGGTTGTCCGTTCCGATACCACTCATGATACTCCCTAAATATGGGAGTATCACGCATGGCGGGGACGAAGTCGCCCTGAGGCGACCCAGTTCCCTGACTAGTAGTTGATCTAACTATCTGGTCATAGAGATCGGAATATCGCAGGACAAGGCCTTTAACATCTTTAAGGAGCTCATCTCTGAATTTCTTAAAGAGACCAATGGGTTTATACCCATAAAGACCTTGCTGCAATGGTGAGTCGTCCAATAGTGCTAAATAGGAGGAAAAAGCATAGGCTAAGTGCCTATTCTTCTTCCCGTAAATAGCAGAGGTTGTATGCGTGTCGAAGGTTAACTCCTTCACGCACTTCGTGGTTCGTAGCTTGACGCTGAAAAGCAAAGTTAAGCTTCAATGGTAAATGCGTCAGGAACGTTGAATAACAGAGGTGTTAAACTCCGAATTCCAGCGTCCGTCGCACTACCAGCAGTCCCTTGCAAATCGCGATCCATCAATGCTGTAAAGGTCATCTGTATCAGATCTTGAATACAGACAGACGTATTACGCATTTCAGACGGCACGTTCCATGCAATCACGCAGTCAACTGGTGTAAATGTATCGGCCAATAAATGGTCGTCATCCTCACCAATGATCCACGTGCGCAAACGGAATGAGTACCGACTGATCGACGTGCCCTTCTTGTCCGTCTCATGATTGATACGGAAATGAAGAGTCGTCGGATGAGCCGGGTCTCCAAGAATATTGGAGTAATCGGCAGAAGCGGTTTTCCCGTCAGGTGAAACAAAAGACGCAGATTTACGCAGATTGTCATCAGAAAAATATCTGAGGCCAATGTACGTTGTCACGTCACTGTTCACGCTTTCGAGAGAGTAAGTGATTGCCATGATAGACCTTTCGTCTATTATGATACACGGGTCAGCCCGTGGGGCTTGCTAGCTAAAGCGCTAGCGCTAGAACAAGGGCACCAGCCGTAATAAGGCTATGGGGGCCCTGCGCCGCCTGGAAATCAAATTCAGGATCTCCGGCGTCGAAAAGCTTTGGAAAGCGTGCACTGGGCATGCGGTAATAAAAGCGCATACCAGGGCCAGCTTGTCCGGGTAAAGAGATTGTTAAGTCGCGCTCCTCTAGTTCATCAGAGGACCACGCATATTCGGCAAGAACCGAGTGAACGGTATAGTTGCAAGGGAGGCAAAGCATAAAAGCTTGAGCCTCGACTTGTTCTAGCCGTCCTCCGATATTGCCGAACCAATCAACCACAAAGCTGAATGGGACTAAGTCCCATAAGCTAGACATGGTAGGAAGAAGACCCGCAGCCTTCCCTTTGAGGATAGCTGCGAAGAGAGAAGATCGATTGAAACTCGTATCGACCTTCGATCTGAAGGTAAACCTTACATCTTTATCCAAACCATAGCGGCCCCCCGGCATAGTCCAATTGAACTTGCCGTAAAGGGTTTGATGACCCCATAGCCGTTCCTCGCGCATACGTTGTTCGAGTATGTCCATTTTATTGGACAACTCAGCTATATCTGAGATTGCGGGTTTAATACCGAAATCCCACTGTAGCTGAAACTCGGACCACGTTTTGGCGAGAGAATTACCTGCTTTCAACCATTCTCCCCTTCTTGCTGAGGTAATGAAGGAGACGAAGTTTGAAATATCCGGAATTAGGGAAGCAATTTCTCCCAACTCGGAAAGTGACTCAATATAGTTGGCTTGGATGACATCAATGTGCTTCATGATGGCATCAGAGGAACTATAAAAAGTCGCAGGTAAGAGGCGATACATATCCGTTTGAATCTGACTGGTAAATCGAGTTAAACCGAGATGCCAGTCATTGAGAACTATATTTACCCCTTTCGGGTCAAAATAGTCAAACGGACCTGCCCTATTGATATTGCCGAGGGCGACCAGGGGTAAATCCCCTGACCAGCTCCCAGATAGCCCGGATAAATCCTTAAAGCTATCAGGAGCAGCTGGCCCCAGATTGTGAGCATAAAACTCACCCAACCTAAACCCGCGCTCATATTCTGAGCGAGGAACCGTTGTCTCGGGAGAGACAATCGGCTCAAATGTGGCATCTGGGGGGAATTTCGCTTTAGTGAACAAACGTTCACTAAAAGGGATTCCCCACCATTTGTCATAAGTGTAAGGGTTGGTTCCGAATGGGAAAAGCCTGAATTCGCCTCTAAATATGACGTCTAGATAACCATTATCTGTGTTACAGTATATGGAATCTATGCGAATCATGTGAGGTGCACTCGGTGAAGAGTCCACGATCATTAGAGGAAAATCGGTAAACCCATTAAGCGCTTCACGTATGTCGTCAGCATAATGCTTGCGACCTCCGTAAACCGTTGAGGGTCCGAAAAGTGGGATGTCGTTGATAAAAGAAATTTTATCACAGAACGTATTCCGCGAAAACCTCTTCGGCATTTCAACTCCCCAAGCCGTCTCTCCTTCAATTACGTCGGAGTAGTACGGCCCAGTGAGTTTGGTGCCCGACCGTCCACTTCCAGAATAAGACGGATGAAGAACCTCTTGCTCACACCTAATATTAGGTCTGCGCAGAGGAAAAATGGGAGGAAAACCTCTCCATCCAAATCTCCAGTCGTCTACTTCTCCGGAAAAATCTTCGTGGACGGCCTTACCGCCACGAATCTCAATAGAACGGGTTGTTTCCTGTTCTACGCGACCTATCGCCTCTCTACAAGAGAGGACGCAGGGAGCAGAGAGCGTGCCGTTGATGAATATAGAGATGGGTGACAAAGTATACCACCCAGCTAATCCATCATGGTAGTCTCTAAAGTCATCTGAGATGACGATAGAGCATAGCGAGATCGAATCTTCACTATGGCAATCAACACGAAGCATATCAATAACCTCCACTATAGGATTGGCTTGTGGTGAGCGAAA